GAGCTGTCGGTATTGTTTTTGACTGCAAGGCACCAATAGTACATTCTACTAGCCAATTTAATTTGAAGCGGGCTCTACAAACCCGTGCTCTTTGTGATGTCCCAGGTGGACTAGATGGAGCTTGGCAATTGTTGGACGCGACAACAAAAGATCTATTGTGTCAAGTGCAGGATTGTGGTGGTTACCCAGACTATGTTGGTGAGGAAATTGAATTTCATGAGAATGGATCACAACTTAGTTATAAACCACATGGTAAGGTAACTTGGGAAGAATATCTAAGTAGGTTCATACCTAGAAAACGTGTTAAATTAGAGCAGGGTAGAATCAAGTTCCAAAATGTGGATCCAGATTCAAAAGATTTGTATTATGAAACATTCATCAAACGCGAGAAAATAATGTCCATTGGACATCTTCCTTTTGAGCCTTTACGGCCGCGTGTTATCCAAGGCTGTTCGTTAGCGAGTAAAGTTCTTGCAGGACCATGGTTTCTTAATTATTCTTATGCACTCAAGGGTGCTTGGAATATTTTAAATGATATCTGGTATTGCAGTGGACATATTGCTGATGATTATAGTGCTTGGATTAACAAGGGTATTGATGAATTTGGTCTCGAGGACTGTTTGTTTATTGGCTCAGATTTCAGCAAATATGATGTTACACAAGGTGAACATTGTATGAAGCGTGAAGTTGCCTGGTATAAGCAATTAGGATTTGAGAAACATGTACGTTGTGGTAGGGCAATTTTGAATCTTAAGCGCAAGTATTTCGGGCGCGGTCAGGGACTTGTATACTCTATGGTGAATACGAGAAAGTCTGGTGAGAATGATACTAGCAGTGGTAACTCCAAAAACACAGCAGAATGTGTAGTTACATATTTAAAACTATTGGAAACCAAATTTCGCATGGCTGTTCTAGGTGATGACAATTATACAATTGTCTCCCTACGAAGCCTCAAAATATCTATAGAGTCTTTTATAGAAGGATTGAGGAATTGGGCAACGATTTTGGGATATCAGTTAAAGGTGCAATTTTCAATAGCCAAGCCGCATTTAGTAGAATTCTTGTCATCTAGGTTTTATCCGGTAAATGATCGATGGGTATTTGGGAAGAAACCAGGACGATTGTTAACAAAGTTAGGGTGGATGATGAACAAACATGGACGTAAAGATAAAGAGTATCGAGAGTACTTCAAAGGAACTCTACTCTCTTTACGACCAGTTTGCAATCACATTCCCTTTCTTGGTAAAGCTATTAACATCATGCTACTTGCACTGAAAGATGTTCAGGGCAAGGTCGACATCGAGGAACAAATGTACAAGCAAATGAACAATGGTACAATATGTAAACCTGCAGATGACACTTATCTCGCTTTCGAAGAACTGTATAATTTAACACCCAGTGATGAGGAGCACTTTCTAAAAGAACTAAAGAAGTGTGTGAATGAGATGCCTTATCTCATGGAGAGCCACATGGTTGAATACATGTGCGCTATTGACGACCTTATGTAAAACACGTGTATTGCCCTTCGAGGAGCTGGTTGCTCTGAATAGGGAATGATACAAATGGATATTGTAGCCGTTGGGTGGACGCGCCCAACCTGAATATTATCGTAAATATAAAACAATAATCATTCAGTGGATTTTCACCATGTCAAAGAAAACAAATACTAAGCGTAAAGCTACAAAAAGAAGAAATAATAGGACTTTTAAGACAGTCCGCCAACCAATAGCAAAAAGCGTTCAAGCTACCAATCGGGGTGTGATGCGTACTCTTAACATTAAGCATAGAGAGTATGTTCGTGATATATTTGAAACTGGAAGCACAAGTAATATTGTCGTACCAGTCAATCCTGGGTTAATAGCCACTTTTCCATGGTTAAGTGGTGTGTCAACCAGGTTTGAGAGTTACAAGTTCAACAAACTTGCATTTCATTTTATTACTAGTGTCGCAACTACAACTGATGGGTCAATATGTCTGGTCCCGGATTATGATGCTCTTGATAATAATTTAGAAGTTTCAAAATCTAAATTGATGACTTATGAAGATGCAAAACGTTCTCCTGTTTGGGAGTCGTTTGCTATGCATTGCACTAAGCGCAATTTGGGTAAAATGAAACAATATTTTATTCGAGATGCTGATATCACGGGAGTATATGACCTCAAGACCTATGATGTTGC